AAGCCTGTGGGCCACGAATGAAAAAAGGTTTTCCACCTCGTTCTCCGCCGTAGCGAGGTTTTTTCGTTTTGGGTTTGGGTCTGCGCGGAGGAGGGTTGATAGGCTTGGAGTCGTCGCCATTCTTAAGTTTCTTCTTTATTTTCTTTTTTGCTTTCTTGAAATCTCTGTTTCGTGCGGGAACTAAACCTTCTGTTTCTCTTTGAAATTGGTCCCATGTCACACCTGGGCGACCAGGAATAACAAAATCACTCGGTGCAACGTCCTCGGCAAAAGAAGCCTGTGGGCCACGAATGAAAAAAGGTTTTCCACCTCGTTCTCCGCCGTAGCGAGGTTTTTTCGTTTTGGGTTTGGGTCTGCGCGGAGGAGGGTTGAGTGGGGGAACCTGAGAAGCCATTGCCCCACGTGGTGAGTCAACATCAACGACTCCAGCCTCTTCTGGTCTTTTCACATATGGTAGGTCTCTGTTGCTTCTTTTTCCAATTTCGTTTACATATCTCTCAACCGTCCGTGGGGAGATATTGAATTTGCGCGCAACCTGTTCGTATGCTTTTTTTGTATCTTTGTTTTTTGAAACAGCGTTGAATGCATTGAATATCTTTTCGGCCGTATCCATGTCAATTGGTCGTTGTTCTTGTGAGAATCTTCTTCCGCTTGACATGCGCCCAGTTGGTCCGCCAGAGACCCTCGCAGGCTCTCTTTCTGGGACCTCAATTGGAAATGGGGTTCTTTCTGGCTGTCTCCGTGGTACGCGCTCAGGAACCCTTTCTGGCTCTCTCTGGGGGACGCGTTCTGGAACTCTCTCAGGTTCTTTTTCAGGAACTGTCTCAGGGACTTTATCGGGTTCTTTTTCGGGAACGATAACTGGTCTCGCTGGTTTTACATCCGGTTTAACTGGCTGTACTTCTGGAATTTCTTCTGGAATTGTTACTGGTTCTGGGACAGAAGGCATATCTGCTTCGCCTGGTCTCCTAGTGCGTTTTGGCTTTTTGCGAACATTAAAATCGCTTCCAGGGGTTGGGTCAATAACGCCACGTCCCCTGTTTATTGTTGGCTCTCCCTCAAGTACATATGGGTCACCATCCGCATTTCTTGCAGTAAAAGGATTTGTGTTTCTTGGTTTTTTTCCGATTGCTGCGCCAAGAGCTTTTTGTTCAAAAGAATCAAAAACATTTGATAGGGCTTTGTATGCGGCAACGCTGACTTTGTCAATATCTGGAACAACAATTCCGTTTTCTAAAACTTTTACATCAAATGAGTGATACTCGGCAATTGTATTAATTATTTCAAAAGCTTCAATTTTTTCTGAATTGTTTTCTGGCAACAAGAAAAGATGCTCTCCGCTATTTGCAGATTTAAACTCATCCAGAGTGCTCAGGTTGTTTGGTATAGAACAAGATGTGTCTCCTTTTGAACAATCGTCGCAACATGCTTCATGTGGAACTGCAGCCGAAGACATTGCGTCGTAAAGGCTTCCGTTTGTTTGCCCCATTGATATAATCATTGCGCTAGGGGTTCCGTCATCACCAATTCGACTACCGTTTGAGTTGTTCGTAGGTATGTAGACGGTTTCTGGTCTGACTTGTTGCGCTGTTCCAAACATGAATTCGTCACCATCAAAATAATAAGAAACCCTTAATGTCTCAACCGAGACGCCGGCTCCCATTTCAAAAATTGCAATGTCATTGTCTGCGTTAACCAGTCTTACAGCTCCGCCGAAGTGAGAAGCCAATGCCCTTGTGAGGTCGGCGGCGCGTCCAACAACAGAGTTCTCTCCATTGTTCATTGCTTCGTATATAGCAGTTACATGGTTTTTTGTTTCTGAACCATTGCTATCATCTTTTTTCTTTGTGTTGCTATAGCGCTCAAGTAGTCTTCGTCCCTTGGCTGCAAGTTCTGCGGCATCCGCAGCATTCTTTGGAACTGGTTCGCCCCATGCGGAAGCGGAAAGAGCTAGTCGGGTTGGTTCTCCGTTTGGTTTTTTCATCGGACCAGAAGGATTTGTAAAAAATCTTGTTAGGAACGAACCTTTGCGGCGCATCTTCTCTGGTGTATCGGCTGGACCTTTGACACCTGGTTTTAGATTTGCGCCTTCTGTTCTTTTAAAATGAGCACGACCAGCTGCCGTCAAACCACCATTTGGGTCGCGTAGCTTTGCTCCCTTTTCTTCGATTGGAACACAGTTGGGAACCATATTCCCATTCTTTCCCTTTTTCATTCCTACTTGTCTGTATCCATCCCAACAAGGGCCACCCTTGACCTCACCACCTTGCTCATCAGACTTAATAGAAATTGTTCCCGTTAACTGGTTTGCCCCATGAAGTACTGGGGAAACTTCATACAGCTCAACCTCTTTTAGAAGATTTGCTTGCTGTGTTGGGTCAAAGACTGCATCAAGGGTTTTATAACCGATTGACCATTCCTGCTCAAGCCCAAAGAACGAAACATTTGCAAATGCCTCACGTCCTCTTTCGGCTTTAAGATTGAATTGAACTCTCGTATAAAGACCACCGACCCCAGCTTTTCTCATCTTTGCTGGAAGACGAGGGTCGTTTGGACCAACTTCATAGATTTCCAAAACTTTACCAATTGGCTCATTCCAATTGTGGCCCCATACAACTCGAGGTTTTCTTCTCTTCAAAGAGTTTGTGAAACAACCAGGAAGGCAAATATCGCCAACAGAGTCTTTATTACCAACGCCAGCAGCGAAGCACTCGACTATGCCGAGAGCTTCGTCAATATTGAATTGCCCTGTTAGGGACTTATATTCGTAGTCGGCTGATGTTTCTTGCATGTTTGTCATAGTCACCTAGTCATCAATGATAAACGAGTTGCTCCCGTTTTTGTGAAGCTTTTTATTTTATTTATATAAAGTTGGTTGTGTTTATATAAATCAATCTTTATCAAATCTCAATCTACATCTGCAGTTTATTGTTAGATGAGGTGGGGCGAATGGGTCTCCTGGAAACCTCAACAATGTCCCACCCATATCAAACGCTTCTAGTACGCCAACCGACTTACCATGTAGGCCGGCGTGTTCTGGTCTAACTTTTGGGTCTTTTTCTGTAATCCATGTTTTTGTCATTGCGCCTATTGAGCGTCCGGACAAATAAGTTCCTGCGTTGTAGGCAGTTTGTCCCTCATGCTCGGCTATGAGTCTTTTCCTCTTCATTAATAGATTTATGAAAATAGCCAAGAGGGCAGCTTTTAACATTCCGACTTTATCTTCTTCGTCAGACATTGACGAAGCAACAAGTACGGCTGCTGCAACTTCGGACGCTGTGGTGGAATTTACATTTTCCATCCGCTCCATCTGTGAATCAAGATGTTCTTTTACTGCATCCTCGTCCATCTCTGCCTGCATTGATGCTTCTTGCGACACAACACTTGAGGCGTCATTCATTATTCCGCTAAGTATTGGTCTTATGTCTTCGTTCATCTGTTTATTCCATACGGCTACGTCAAATATTGATTCTGGGTCAAGTGACTTTGATTCAATATTTTTTCTAGCTTTACTCCCAGCAGCTTTTTCCATAATTACTCTCTGCTGTCTTTCAAAAAATCTTTCAAGTGATGCGTCAAGTATCTCAATCCACCTGTCCGATGATTCTTCTGCTTTAAAATCCCATTCATCGGATATGTACGAACCTGCTCCACCGCCTTCTTCTTTTGTCTGTGGTCCACCCATAGCTGCTGCTTGTTGAGCAGCAATTGCCTCTGCTGTCAAAGCTGATGTCATTCCCTCAGACGGACCTCCCTGTGGGGCTGCTTGAGGACCATATGCCGAAATTGGTATTTCTTGAGGAGCTGCTGGTGCCCCAGGGGTTGGTGGCATTCCGGGTACTGGCGGCATTCCAGGAACTGGTGCACCTCCACCCATCATGTCAAGTTGTCCCTGCTGCGCTGGTTCAAACTTTTTATTTGTGTATCCGATTGGCGTCAAGTTTGGATTAGCAAGCATTGCATCCATTAGCTCGGAATCAATTTTTCCGCGCCCAGCACCTTCTCTGTATTCGTTTCCACTTATCAAACCGCTTTGGTATTCGTTAAGAAGGTATCTGTCTCTTTCCTGCTTATAGAGAACCAAAACAGGAACATCAGTTACGTCAAAGTCAATGTAATATTTTGGGTGAAGTTCGTCCAATCCACGAGCCAGTGTTTCTAGATGTGGGAGCATTGTTTCGTTCCAAAAAACTTTATGCTCTTCTGAGGCGTTACTAAATGTTCTTCCAGAAGCATTGCCAATAACAGATTCGGGAACTCCAAAAGCTGCGAGTATTTCTTCTTTTTGTATTTGACGCATTTGCACATAGTTTGCATCTCGGGGTGATTGACCCGTATCCACAAAATCAACACCTTCGTCAGAAGAGACAACAGTTACTGCGCCGGCTCTATTTATGTTTCCTCTAAAACGACTTCTCAATTCATCTTTGTCGTCATCATTAATTTCTCCCCTAACAACAAGAAGTCCACCTGGTCGACCATCATTAAGTAAGAAATTTCTGTTGTATATTTTTGACAAGTTCTCAATCTCTATTGCGATACCGGCAGCTTCCATTGGGGTTAATGAAAGGTAGGGGTCCAGTGGGTGTGGTTTTCTAATCCACACAACATCCTCTGGTTTGAGAATTACCTTTGTCCCATTGCGCATATCAACTTCAAAACCTGAAACAAATCTTTTTGGGCAGGGTATTGGAGCGGTATGTTGTGGTGGCAAAAGCTGCAACGCAATTAATTGACCGTCTCTACCTCTTACCTTTTCAATGAACGCACCACGAGACGACATAAGTAACTGAGAAGAAAGTCTGTATCTGAAAACAAAAGAGTTTTCACCCATATTGGATTTGGTGTTGAGCAAGTCAAGAATGCTTTCATCCGACTGTCGAATAATCTTTCCATTTGGGCTATTGTTCTCTCGTAAAATAGCTGGAAGTCTTGATTGGTTTCCCGAAATTGCATCAATACACCTGTTGACCCATGTGACTTTCTGAAAGCCCTCCCGATAGGCCCGTTCTATATCCCAAGAATCTCTGTATGGCTTTCCAACCATTGATGGATTGAACGCAACAGGCGCTCCTGGTCCAAGTGCAGATTTCTGCTGCGACTGGTCAATTGACTTATTTTGCGACGAATTCCAAGCCATTATGTACTTTTACTCCATCCCAAGTAATATTCCGACTGCACCACATGCAACACCAAAAGCAATAAAACCAGCTGGTGGAGATATTAAAAATGTTCCTATGCTGACAAACAGTATAAATGAAGCAATCAGTATGTTGGCGATGGTATTCCTTTTAGTCATTTTTAAGGCAAATCTGCCTATTCCTTTTGCCATTTTGGGGAACTTTTTTTCGCTAGGATTATCTTGTGCCACAGTAATCTAAACTTAGCACGACTAATCGATTTGGACGACAATGACTAATTGGCAAAAAGTTTTAGAATATCTAGAACCAAGAAAACCTTACTTTTGCCCTGAAACACCATCTATTACGCAAAAAGTATTCCTAAGAACATATGCATTGGAAGCTTTTTTTGGAGGTGCTGCTGGTGGTGGTAAGAGTAGCGCCTTGCTTATGGCGGCGATGCAGTATGTAGATGTTCCTGGTTATTCGGCGATTCTTTTTAGAAGAACATATTCCGACCTTTCTCTCCCCGGAGCCCTCATGGACCGATTCAAGTCGTGGGTTAGCGGGATTGAAGAGATAAGTTGGAACAACAACACATATGTGGCAACATTCCCATCTGGGGCAAGAATCTCATTTGGCTATCTAAACAACACCAATGACTACCTTAGATACAAGGGTTCGGAGTTTCAGTTCATCGGTATGGACGAGGTAACCGAAATACGTGAGTCTGATTACAGGTATTTGTTTTCCAGACTTAGAAGACCCAAAAGCGGAGAGCTCTCCAAGGTCCCACTGAGAATGCGTTCTGCCTCAAACCCTGCCCCTAATTGGGTTAGGCAGAGATTCATCGTAGAAGGCATAGAAGCTGGAAGAATTTTTGTTCCATCCCTTCTTACCGACAACCCAGGAATTGACCCAGAATCATACAGACAAGCCCTTGCCGCTCTTGACCCAATTGAAAGAAGACGATTGGAGGAAGGTGACTGGTGGGCAACAACCCTAGGAAGCCTTTTTGACAGAACATCTTTTGTGATAATTGACCAATCAGAGGTCCCTCCAGTTGGCGGGAATGCTAGGGCCGTCAGGTTCTGGGACCTTGCCGCAACGGAGCCTTCCAGTAGCAACCCGAACCCCGACTGGACGGTAGGAACATTGGTTCTGTATGACTCCGGAGTGGCCTATGTCCTAGATGTCAAAAAAGCAAGGGTAAAGGGCGACAAGGTTGAGCAAATGATAGCCCAAACCGCGGCGGAAGACGGGCCGAATGTATCAATCAGAATGGAGCAGGAACCAGGCTCCTCTGGCAAAGCGCTGGTTGACCAATACGCAAGATACATACTCCCGGGTTATGATTTCATGGGAATTCGTTCAACTGGTGACAAGCTTACGAGGGCTCGACCGTTTGCCGCAGCCGTAGCCAACGGTAATGTCAGGGTCATCCGCGGTCCGTGGCTAAGCGATTGGCTTGATGAAATGTCGTCTTTTCCAGAAGCCTGTGACCATGATGACCAGGTTGACTCGGCCGTTGGGGCTTTTACATTTTTAGCTGGTTTGGGCTTGCCTTATCGCCGTCCTACCAGTATCATCATCTAGCACCAGCTAGAACCCTATTAAAAAGAGGAAAAATGGATACTGAAGTAATTTTTGATGCAGAGCAGTTGGCCGCCCAGGTTTCGGAAATATCCAAAAAACTTATGGATGTTGATAGGAATTTTTCGGCTGCTAGGGAACAAGGCGTAGATATTGAAGAATTGTGTACATCGCTCACGATTTTGAATTTTCTCAAGCAGGAAATTTCATCGGTCTACGACACGGCTGCAAAAATAGTTGCGGACAAGATGGGCTCCGTCCCAATGATTTCCTTGGGTGATGGAACCACTATTGAAAAGAAATCTGGCAGTGACCGCAAATCCTGGGACCACGATGGACTGGCATCAATCGTTACACGTAGGCTCGTTGAGATGTCAACCGACCTTGACTCAGGTGAAATGAATTCGACCATTGACGACATCGCTTCTCAGCTGCTACGTTTTGTCCAGCCCTCTTATTGGCGAATAAAAGAATTATCAAAAATTGGTATCAACGCAGACAATTACTGTCAGGTTTCAGACGAAGTAAAAACAAGCATAATTATCCGAAAGGCAAAATGATGAGCAACGAAATTTATCAACTTTTTACAGAACCGTTCCCACAAGAAATGGAGCGCACACTCAATAAGGGTGGAACCTCTTTGACCTACATCCCAGTTAGCGAAGTGGTTAACAGGATGAATAAGGTTGTTGGTGTTGGAAAGTGGTCGCTGAAAGTCCAAAGCTTTGTTGAAATCGGTGACTCAGTCGTCGCACATGTGACAGTGGTTGCAACCATTGATGGCAACGAAGTCACTAGGGACGGTGTCGGTGGCCAAAAAATCAAGCGCATAAAGGCAACCGGTCTTGCTGTTGATTACGGCGATGAGGTAAAAGGTGCAGTTTCTGATGCATTCAAGAAGGCTGTGCAAACATTTGGAATCGGTTTGTATCTTGCTCGAAGCGAAGACGCAATTGAAATTGAGCAGGTAATGGACGCTGAGGTTTTGCGACCCGCAGAACCAGTAGATACCGAGAAGCTTGAGATGTGGAGCAAATTCATGTCAATGACAAAAAAAATGACACCAGAACAAAAAACAACTCTTCGCAAAGATTGGGAAACATACAGCAACAATGCTCCAGTTCCGAGTAACGCAGCCAGCCTTACAAACGAGCAGATGATTTTTCTTATTGAGACTGTTGTAAAAATTGAGTTCAGTGGGCAGTTGGTGTCGGAAGCAAAGTGATAACCACTACCGAACTGCCATACGAGCTACCTCCGTACCTATCACCATCTTCAATATCAACGTATGTTCAATGCCCATTGAAGTACAAGTACTCTAGGGTTAATAAGCTCTCAGAACCACCAACAGAAGCAACATTGATGGGTAATTTTGTTCACGATGTTCTTGAATATTTTTATCTTAATGTTGAACCGGCAAACAGGGGTATTGCTACATTGAAAAATGTTAGTTCTTCTGTTTGGACGAGCGGAGAATGGGAAGAAAAAGTCACTCCGTTTATAAAAGATGGACTGAACACTTTTAGGTGGAACTCCTGGTGGTGTCTTGAAAATATTTTTAAAGTTGAATCACCGGTTGATGTAATTCCGTCTGGAGTAGAAACCGAACTCAACGGAAGTATCGGCGGTTTCAACATCAAGGGATATATTGATAGGTGGTCAACCATTGATGGGCTGACAACAATTTCTGATTACAAAACAGGAAAAACTCCAAAAGCTAGATATGTCGGAGACAAATTTACTCAGCTGCTCATTTACGCAATAGTTTTGGCGGATACAAAAGATGTCAAAATAGACCTAGTCGAGCTTCTGTACCTAAAAGATGGAACTAAATTTTCTCAAAAATATACAGAAGAAGATGCTGAAAAGGTATCTAAAATGGTTGAGGATGTTGGAATCAAAATAGGAAATTCTTTTGATGCAAATCAATGGGAAGCAATACCTGCCGTTCTCTGTAACTGGTGTTATTTCAAGCGAGACCTATGTGAATATTGGAATAAAAAATAAGGAGATTAAATGAATACCGTTTATCACATGATGAGCGATGACGCTTTTGCGCACTTGGTTGCTCAGGACATAAGGAATAATGTAAACGACAATCAGCGTCAGTTCTTGCGTGAGTCGCAAAATTTAAAACGTTGGTCTAGGTGTCTTGACGCCCTATTGTCAAACCTTAATGAGCAGGTAGAAGAAATAGAAGGCGACATGGAGTCTGATACGGAGCAGTATTCTGCACTTGGGGAGGATGGGTCTAAGCTTCTTGCAGAATCAATGCATCATTATCTTGGGCAAAAACGCAAGATTGAAAAGTTCAGGGGCCATGTGTTGCGAAAGTTAAATGAAGTAGCTGAGCTTATTTCCATGCTTGAATCCGGAGTTTCATCCGAAGACGACATATTGATTATGTGTAGGCAGGCAATAATCAGGCATAGGAAAGAACTGGATGAAAACGATATTGAGCCGACTCCATATGACGAGGCTTTGTGGGAAGTTCTAAATGGCCAATGGAATTTTGAAGAAATAGAATACGATGAGGCAAACCTAATTGAGATATAGGTCTGCTAAAAAAGAAAAAGAATATGTCGAGAGGAGAAAGCTCGTCGTTCGACTT